CTGCACAGAGTTATCTTGATGTACAGTATGAGCGTACATCACATGATAGTTGGAACTATGTTAAATTCTTAAACACAAACAACACTTACCACGGTTATGACTTTACTAGCTATGGTACAAATAGTATAACTAATGCTGTTATTGATTGGTCTATTGGTAAAATGTGTGAAGTCACATATACAAATGATGTTACATTAGTTTTTACAAATGACTTGACTTGGGTTGCTTATGTATTGAAATTGACTGGGACAAATGTTGTAACTTGGCCTATAAATGTCTTATTTACTACCCCAGTAAAGCCAAACAGTAATAACATTTATTTGATTAACGTCTTTGATGTTCCATATGTTCAACAAATGAGTTATGGATCAGTAACATCATATGTGGCTAATTGGGCACTTTATCCAGCAGTAACTTGGCCACAAATAGGTACTAACAGACTTTACTTTGCAGATGATACGTATCTCAGGGGTGAAACAACTAACTTATGGTTTGGTTATACCGAGTAATATGAATAAAGCTTTGGCAAAACTTTTTGTAGATAGATTGACTACGGGACTCAAACGTACGTCTATATCTACTTGTAGCCAATGGGCAGTTATGTACAGAGTTATGGGACAACCTTTTGCTGGCCCATTTAGCTTTACTCATCATCCTTGGTCAAAAGAGATACATGATGCAACAAATGAACTTATTGTTGGTATGAAAGCAGCTCAGATGGGATTTACAGAGGTAGGACTCAATAAAGCGTTTTACACTATTGATATAATCGGTTCAAGTGTATTATATGTATTACCTGCTTCAACACCTGATGCTTCTGATTTCTCTGCCTCACGTTTTGATCCCGCACTCGATCTAAGTCCTCATCTTCGTAAGATATTCTCAGACGTTAAAAATGTTGGACACAAACGAGCTGGCTCTGCTAGTTTATTTATTCGTGGTTCAAGAAGTAGATCACAGATGAAGTCTGTTCCAGCTTCGTTAATTATTTTTGATGAGTTAGACGAAATGAACCGAGAAAATGTTGTATTAGCTAGAGAGCGTACTTCCGGTCAGAATATCAGTCAAGAGTTTATGTTATCTACACCACGTATTGAGAATAGGGGTATAGACATATTCTTCAAACAATCGACGCAGGAACACTTCTTCTTTAAATGCCCACACTGTAACCGTCTGATACAGTTAGTCTATCCTGACTCTTTAATCATAACAGCAGAAGACCCTTTAGACCCTAAAATAGAGGATTCGCATTTAATCTGCACAGAATGTAAACATAAGTTAGATAATGATGACAAACCAACATGGCTGAGTCTTGACAATAGTCAGTGGGTTCCAGAGAAAACAAACAGAGCTATACGTGGTTTTGCTGTAAGTCAATTATATTCAATGGCAAAAGCTTCAAGACCTGCTGTAATTGCAGCCGCGGCTTTGAAGTCAAAGACTGACCCAACAGAAGAACAAGAGCTATATAATTCTAAACTAGGGTTATGTCATACTGTTGAGGGTGCTAGAATAGTTGATTCTGATATCATAACAGCAACGAAGAAGTATCGTAAGTATGAGAATAGTTCACCTACAATTTGGACTACGATGGGTGTTGATGTTGGCCCCAAATGGTTATATGTTGAAATAGATCAATATTTTTTAACTCGAAAGAAAATGTATGATTCAACAACAAGTACCATGTGTCGAGTAATAAATGAATTTAAACTAAGTCAGTTTGAGGAACTTGATGATGTAATGATAAAGTACAATATCATGCATTGTGTTATAGATGCACAACCAGAAAGACGTAAGTCACTAGAGTTTGCACAACGTTTTTATGGCATCGTTAATCTTTGCTACTATGGTCAAGGTCAAGCAACTAAGACTATTTCTGAGAATAGAGAAGAAATGTCTGTAACAGTAGGTAGAACAGTTTGGTTAGATTCTTCTCTTATGCGTTTTAAACGTAAAACCATTGAGTTACCTATGGATACGTCTCTTGAGTATAAAGATTGTATCAAAGCACCCGTACGAATATATGAAAAAGATAAGGATGGGAATCCTATAGGTAGATATGATTCTGGAGATAAAGAAGACCATTTTGCCCATGCTCGTAATTATTCTGAAATAGCTTTTACACTGTGTATAAACGGATCGGGTAGTCAGCCAATAACGGAGCAACCATCATGATGATATCAGTCGTCCACGAAAAACAACATCCTTTCTATACTGAAAATATAGAGGATTGGCAGAAATATAGGTATGTACTTAATGGTGGCAGAGCCTTTGTACAAAAGTATCTACAGAAGTACTCAGAACGTGAAGGCGATACTGCTTTTGGCTCTAGAAAAACATTAACCTACTGTCCAGCCCACGCTGAATCATCCTTGATAGATATAAGAAACACTATTTATCAGCGTATGAATGACATTGTGCGTATTACAGATATTAATTCATTGAATCTGGCTATTGACGGTAGGCTAAATGGTGTTGATAATGCTGGCAACACTATGAACAGTTTTATAGGTCGTACAGTATTAACCGAATTACTTTTCATGAGTAGGGTTGGTATATTTATTGACAGAAGTCCAGAGTATGCTTTAGCCAGAAAGAAAGAAGACAAATTAAAAAATCATCCTTATATGTACATTGTGCGTACCGAAGATATCGTGTCATGGAAATACAGTAATGACGGTGTACTACAGTCTGTTCTTATCTACTATGAAGAGGATGTAGTTGATGATGATACAGGACTTGTAACTGGTACAGAACCTAGATACAAATTACTGCGACTAACAGATTCAGGGGTAGAAGTTAAACTATATAAAAACTCTCTATCTAATCTTACTGAAACAGTAAAGCTAAATTTATCACGTATACCTTTTACGATAGTTGAAACATCGAGACCGCTATTGAAAAATGTTGCTGATTATCAAATCGCACTATTGAATATGGAATCAAGTGATGTAAATTACTCTATCAAAAGTAACTTTACATTCTATACAGAACAATTTGACCCAAGAGCAGAACGTTTTCTACAGGGTGCTGTTGCTTCTCAGGATGAGAGTCTTGCAGCAAATGAGCGACCTATTAATGATACTACTGCTACTGATCCAACTGTAAAGGCTGGACATTCTGTTGGACGTAGATATCCAATAGGTGCTGAAAGACCGGGATTCATAAATCCGTCACCTGAGCCACTACAAATATCTATGGCTAAAGAGAAACAGATTAAGGAAGATATACGAAAATTAATCAATCTTAATGTATCACAACTTGAGTTTCGTAGAGCTAGTGCTGAGTCAAAGAAGGTTGATGCTCAAGGTTCTGAAAATGGTTTTGTCTGTATAGGCATGGAACTTGAATATACAGAGCGCGAAGCTGCGGCTATTTGGGCTGAGTATGAAGGGAAGAAAAATTCATCTATTGTTATCAAGTATCCAAGTGGGTATGATACAAAATCAGATGCTGTACGTATAGATGAAGCTAAAGAATATACAGATATGTGTGAGAAGAATCCATCTTCCACATTCAAACGTGAAATGATGAAACGTGCAGCTCAGTCTATGTTAAGTAATAAGGTTGACATAGAAAAGATGGCGAAGATTGAGGGGGAAATAGATAGTGTTCCTCCAGTTATAAGTACACCAAAACAAATACAGGACGACCATAAAGAAGGATTTGTTAGTACTAAAACAGCATCTGTACTTAGAGGTTATCCAGAAGGTGAATCGGTAATAGCTAAGGAAGATCAGGCAGAACGTGCAGCACGTATTGTTATGGCACAAAAAGCTGCAGCTGCAGCTACTAAAGGTACACCTGACTCTGACCCTAATGCACCACCTGACTCAGGTGTAGCACAAAGACAACGTGTTTCCGATGTTGACAATAAAAAAGATGGTGTGAGGGGAGATGCCAAATGACTGTAGCTTACGCAACAGAAGAAGAAGCACAAGATTATTTTGATGGGCGACTTAATACAGATGCTTGGGATGATACCTCAGCGTCTGGTGGAGACAGGGCTAAAGCATTACTAACAGCATCAAGAGCAATAGACAGATTAAATTTTATTAGTCAGCAAACAGATGAAGATCAGGATAATCAATTCCCGAGAGGAGGAGCAGAAGAAATACCAGATAATATAGTTATTGCATGTTGTGAAGAAACTCTGTCTCTATTAGAAGGCAGAGATCCAGTTATGGAAGAAGAAAGTCTGCGTATAGTATCACAAACATACGCTAATGTTAAGTCAGCGTTTGACCCGAGTGTTGCTGCTGAACACATATTTAATGGCATAACATCCCCAATAGCTTGGAGATATATAAAGCCATATATAAGAAATACAACATCACCGGAAATTGAACGTGTATAAAGGAGTAAGTAGAAATGAAGAAGAGAATGATTAGTTATATGGGTAAGTATCACCGTTGTTGGTTCGCGGCTTATGATGAGGCATCAGATGCGGCAGCAGCTGAAGCGGCGAAAGCAGAAGCGGCAGAAGAAGCAAGAATAGCCGCCGAAAAAGCCAAGGGTGGCGATCTTGATGCTGCGACGCAAGAAAAAGTAAATAAAATTCTTGCAGAAGAACGTCGCAAGTATCAGTCAAATATGCAGAAGTCGTTGGACGAGCTTAAAGCTCTCCGAACCAAGAGCAAACTTACAGACAGTGAGCGTTCTGAATTAGACAGACGTCTGGAAACGATGCAGAAGGAAATATTAACAAAAGATCAACTTCGTCAACGCGAAGCTGAAAAAGCAGACAGAAAACACAAGGAAGTAGTAGATTCTTTGAAGACTGACGGTGAACGTTGGAAGTCATTATATGTGGAAAACACCATAAAGAACGATATATTTGGTGCAGCCACAAAACACAAGGCTTACAACTCTGATCAACTTATCGCTATATTAAGACCTTCTACTACATTAGAGGAGGCACTCGATACAGAAGGGAAACCAACTGGTAAACTTATCCCGAAGGTAACTTTTGAGGATAAGGATAAAGACAAAAAACCTATTACGCTCAAACTAAGTATAGACGACGCTGTAAAGCGTATGACCGATATGGACGAATACTCAAACTTATTTGAGAGCGAAGGGGCAGGAGGTCTTGGGCATCGTGGTAACCGGGGCGGTGGTGACATAGACGTCACTAGCCTAGCCAAGGATGCTGCGAAATACCGAGAAGCGAAAAAGAAGGGTTTGATTAAACTGGATTAGATTAATAACTGACTAAAGTCAGTGTCTGATACAGGAATCAAACAAAGTAGTAGTGGAGAAAAGAAAGATGAAAAAAGTTAAGTTTGGTAAAGTATGGTTGGCCGCATTTGATAACGACAACTCGGCTCTTGTTCCTGAGATTTGGGCACAAGAATCATTGATGTTCCTTGAGAACTCAATGGTTATGGGTATGTTGGTACATCGGGACTTCCAGAATGAGGTAGCTCGTTTTGGAGAGGTCGTAAATACGCGTCGTCCGAGTGGATTCGAAGCTGTACGTAAGGTCGACGGTGATGATGTTACCGTACAGGATGCTTCTCTGGTGAATGTTGCTATCCGAATGGATCAACATTGGCACACTTCCTTCCTCATCTATGATGGTGAAGAAAGTAAGAGTATGCGGAGTCTGATCGAAACGCACGCACAACCGGCATTGTCATCTATTGCTCAGGCAATTGATCAGACAATCTTTGGTGAGTCGTACAACTTTATGGATAACTATGCAGGTAAGTTGGGTACGACACCTACTGCAGCCACGATGATCGCTCTGCGTGAATCGTTAACCAAGTCTAAATGCCCGTTGGTTGGACGTCGGTTAACTGTATCACCAGATGCTGAGGGTTCGTTCCTCAACATTGCTGACTGGATAAATGCCAATTCGGTTGGTGACGAAGGTTCAGCCATGCGTGAAGGCCATCTCGGACGTAAGTTCGGGTTTGACACTTTCACCAGTCAGAACGTTCCTGCGATTGCAGCTGGCAACACGGTTGACGTGACTGGTAACGTTGATCTGGTTGGTGGTTATGCTGTTGACACAACTACTCTGGCCGTTGAAGGATTCACTGGTTCGCCTACTCGAATCCTTGGTGCATGGATTACACTTGCGGGGGACATGACTCCTCAGCGTGTTACAGCCATTGACACCAACAGTGGTGGTGACTTGGTTGAGATCACGATTGATCCAGGTCTGCGATATGCTGTAGCTAATGATGCCGCCATTACTATCTACACTCCTGGCACAATCAATCAGGCAGTTTCTCCTGCCGGTTATGCCCAATACTGGGTGAAAGAAATGGTTCTGAGTAACTTCTCAGTTGCTCCGAAGAGTGGACAGTTGGTTGCATTTGGAACGGGTGAAGACCTGTTCGGTACTGTTGGTACTCCTACAGCTACTGGTGTGACTCTCAGTCGTTCATTGGATACTGCGGTTGCCAATGCAGCGAATGTGGCTATCGGCCCAGCTGGTCAGTATTGCTTAGGCTTCCACAAGAACGCGATTGCGCTTGTGACTCGGCCTCTGGCGATGCCTGTTGCCGGTTCTGGTGTGCGGTCTGCCGTAGCGAACTATAATGGTCTGTCAATTCGTGCGACCATTACTTATGATCCGTACAAACAGGGTCATTTGGTTACGTT